GCGGCGCCCATGTCGAAGTTGAGCGGGTGGTACTCGGCCAGCCAAGCACCGGCGAGGACATACGCCGGGTTCGACGTGCTGCGGGCGGCGTTGAAGGGGCGGAACTCGATCGGGAAGCTGGTGGAACTCGTGTGCAAGGCGAAGAGCTGCGAGTCGAGCGCGCCGACCGCGTAGTCGTTCCAGAAGCTGACGGTGACGGTGACATCCGCGAGGCCCAGGATCTTCTCGAGCGCCGTGTCTCCGAAGCTGGAGACGTCGATGTCGGCTCGGGTGCTGGCGATGTCGATCGCGTACGCCTGCGAGCTCCGGTCGACGCTGTTGATCAAGACCATCGCGTTGTTGACGAAGACTTTCGCCATCCCTTACTCCTCCTCGGTGTCGGACTGCCAGGTCGGGACGACGAACCCGGCGTGCTTTTCCTCGTAGTGAGCCGCGAGGTCTTCGGCGGTCGGAAGCTTGGGAGGTCGCTTCATCGTCTCGGCGCAGATCGGACACGTCATCTCGCCCGCGGCGTCGACCTTCTGGTCTTTGCCGGGGATGAGGACGCCGTTGTCGACGTTGAGTTGGACGAGCGGGTCGGTGTCGTCGAGGGCGACGGTCGTGCCTGCCGGCTGGCCGTAGGCTGGATGAGTCAGGGTATAGGTCTTCATAGGGCCACCTCGGTCGCGATGATTGTAACAGTCCACTCCGACAGCAAATATGAAGATGTCTGGAAAGTGTTAAGAGTCGGGCCGGACGCCTCCGACACGTAGAGGGTGTCGCAGGCGCCGCCGAGCGTCTTGTCGGCCTCGAGCGCGTCCTTGACGCTGTAGGCGCCGCTGCCGGCCATGAACTGGTCGAGGACTTCCTGGCCGCGCTGCCAGTCCTGCGTGTCTGCGAGTGCTTGGACGACGACCTGGTACTCGTCGGTGTATTTCATGCCGGCGAGGCGCGAGCCATAGGCGAGGTCGAACTGGAGCGTGACCGTGGCGACCCAGATCGTGGGCGGCGTCGGCGGGATGATGTAGGCGCTGACCTGTACCTCGGGGATGATGCTGAGGTTGGTGGCGAGGCCTTGCCGGATCGCGGCGAGGCTCACTCGATCATCCCGGAGCGGGTGTACGGCGAGAGCAGCATCGCGACGTCGGGATCCGAGCGGGTGAGGCGGGCTGCTTCGCCGCCGTCGCCGAAGGTGAGGATCGCGAACGGCGCCGACCTGCTCCGCTGGAGGTAGCGGCCGGCGAGGATCATCGTCGCCTGCTTGATCGGCGCCGGCACACTCGGCCAGCCGAACACGCCCGTCACCACGAACGGCGCCTGCGCCGAGAAGCCGTAGCCCATCGCGCCGTAGACGCCAGGGATCGCGAGGTTCCGCATCACGTCGTACGGCGGCCCAGTGATCGTCACCGCGACAGGGTCAAGGTAGAAGTCGGTGTCCTGCACGAGCGTAGTCCCGTTCGCGACCACGCTAGAGATGCTGACGACGTCGTCGATCTTGAGGTAGTTCGGACTCACGATCTTGCGGTAGGTGCGCGTCTCGGAGGTTCCGAGCGTGAAGACGCGGCCACAATGCGTGTTGATCGAGACGGTCGCTGCTTGGAGGGCGAGCTTGACGTCCTGGTCGGTGTACGTCGTCCCGGTGAGGTTCAGCGTCTTCTTGAGCTCCTCCGGCGCGGCGTACTCCTGCGCCGTCGTCGGAGCGTCGGGGTTGATGGTGATGAGGTAGTAGCCGGCGTTCGGGAATGATTCGACCTGGCCGCCGCCGAACGTGACGGTGAACGTGGCGAGGTAGTCGCCTGGCGTCGCGGTCTGAGGAGCGGTGAAGGTGTAGCTGACTTGGCCGGCTGGGGCTGAGACGATGGTGGCTGCGGCGTCTACGGTCTTCGTGCCGCCGTGGATGGGCGTGACGTCGATGTGGACTGATGCGCCACTGATGTCGACGGCGTTTCCGTTTGCGTCTCTGAGCGTGGCCGTGAGCGTCGAAGCGGTGTCGCCTTGCCCGATGTAGAAGTCGGCCATCTAGCTAGCTCCTGTCTGTCCGCTGGTTCCCACTGCAAAGGTCGCTCCGCTCGAGCCTGTGAGGGCTAGGATACCGCTCGCTCCGGTCGCATCCGTCGCGGAGATGCCGCTGAGTGTCCGTGTACGGCCGCTGGCGCCGACGAGGAACGTGCGGACGGTGATGGGAGGGTTCGCACCTCCACCGCCCGTAGAAGTGACGAGAGGGGCTGGAGCGGACGCGGTGGCGGTTGCCGAGCTCGGTGAGACGCGGAGTTGTGGTGTAGGGAGTGGACTCGACGCGTTGGCTGTAGCAGAGGCTGGCGATACTCGGAGTTGGATCGTCGGCGTGGGCGAACTCGCTGAGGCGGTCGCTGCCGTCGGCGTGAGGCGTAGCTGGATGGTCGGCGTGGGGCTCGATGCCGTCGCGGTGGCGACGGGGGGCGAGACGAGCGCCGCGACGGTGATCGTAGGCACGAGCGCCGAAGCAGACGCAGTCGCCACCGGAACCGGAACGACGAGTTGGACGGACGGAGTCGGCGCCGAAGCAGACGCTGTCGCTGCTGGCGGAGAGACGCGGAGCTGGACGGTAGGAACCGGCGCCGACGCGGAGGCGGTAGCGACCGGCGCCGGTATTTGGAGTTGGATCGTCGGCGTCGGTGCTGACGCGTTGGCGGACGCGACTGGGGGCGAGACGGTCTGGTTCGCGACTCCCGCCGGCGGCGGCCGATGGTTGATGTAGAACGCCATCTACCGCCAACCCATCTGTGGCCCGGCAGCGCGGACGGGAAGCGGCTTCGACCCGCGGAACGGCTGGTTACGTTGCGGCGTCACGATCGCCGCCGCTCCATCCCAGATCCCTTGCACGCCGTACCACGAGACGATAGTCCCGGTCACCGTCCCGACTGGTGCCGTCTCGCCGCCGGCGTGGGCAGCGGTGACGGTGTTGTCCTGGTGGTAGAGCCACCCGAACGCGGACGCTCCGACTGGCGTGTCGGTGCGTTCCGTCATCGTGCCTTCGGTGTCGGTACCAGCGACGGCGGTGACAGGCGAGGTCGTGAAGTTCGCGCCGTATGCGCCGACGTGGACGCCGGTCGTCGTCGTCGTCGCGCCCGTCGTGCCGGCGGTCGGCGGGCCCGCAGATACGGCGGTCGCGCCGGCGGTGCCCTGGTTGTTCGAGTTCGCTACGCCCGTCCACACGGCTCCGTACGCGATCTTCTTCGTGTTGGCGGTGTCCCATGTCACGGTGATCGCCGTGCTGGACGCCATCCCTGTCGGGAGGTAGATGCGGAAGAGGTGGCAGCTCGACGCGTTCGTGGCGAGGTTCTGCTTGAGCGTCTCGGTGACGGCGTCGCCGGGCAGGCCGCTGAGCGTCGCGACTCCCGTCGTCGTACCTCGAGCCATCGCGCTGAGAAAGACGGTGTCGCCCGACGCAACCGTCACGTTCGAGGTGATGACGATCGTCGTCGAGTTCGTCGTGCTGGTCGCTGCTGCTGCGGCGAGGTTGGCGACGAAGGCGGCGGCCACGCCGCTACCAGTCGATCACGAACCGCGCATAGGCGAGGACGTTCACGTTCGCGGAGACGTTCACGCGGATCGCGAGCGCCTTGATCGTCCCGCCAGAGAGATCCGTGTCAGGCCCATCGCCCGGCGTGTATGAGCGGACGTAGATGCCGTTGTATTGCGGCACGTAGACCTGCTCGATGATCGTGAGGGCGGTCGGTTCGGCGGTGAAGTTGTGGCCCGTCGTCATCTGCGCAGTGATCGCGCGGCCCTTCGTCTGCACGATCGCGGGGATCGACCCCGCAGACGTTCCCGCGGTCGCCTGCGTCGACTGGCACAGGTTCACCGTCGCCGGGGCGGCCGAGCTCGTGACGCCGTCGAAGCTGACGCCCCACTCGATGATCTGGATCGGCTGGTTCGCGCCGGCGATGAGGTTGAGGACGGTCTTCGCGCCGGTCGTCGCCGCGAACGCGGTGTTGGTCGCGACGTAGGTACTAGCCATGCTACGCCACCACTACCGAGATGATCCCCGACGCGTTCCACGCGATCGTGAGCGTCGCACCAGCAGCGGCCGTGACGGTACCGCCGAACAGGACGTACGAGATGAGCGGCTTCACGCCGGCGCCTGGCGTAGAGTCGTAGACGACGGCGCTCGTCGCGGAGAGACCGGCTCCTGATGCTGTCCAGACGGCGTTACCGGCCGTCCACGATGTCGTCTGCCCGTTCGTGATCGTCGGCGCTGACAGGGCGACGCCGCCGGCGGTGTAGCCGTTCGCGGTGCCGAGCTCAGTCCATGCCGAGTTGAACGGCGCCGCGTCGAAATACTTGTGGGTCGCGGCGTACGTGTAGGCCGTGTTCGACAGCGCGCACTTGATCGCGTCCGTGTCGATGTCGGCTTCCTTGTTCCACGTCGTCGAGAAGAACATGGGGTACATGAAGGCGGTGACGGCCATCTAGTCCTCCGGATCCCCATCGGGGTACTCGACGATGGCGACGGCGGTGGGAACGCCGATCGTGACGTTCCCACCACTGTCGACCAGGATTTCGCCCTCCGCGACGTCAGGACGGGCGGTAGTCTCAGCGTCGCGGGGGCGATCGTTCACTTGCTGGCCTTCTCGGCCACGACCGGGACGACGCGATCCTTGTCCGCGTCGGTCACGTACGCGTTCGGAGCGACGTACGTCGACGGGTCGATCTCGGGCGGCCCGGTCGGCGCTCCCGCGCCGGCTACGAGCGACTGAGCGATCGGCACGTCCGGCCGATTCGTGCTGACCGGCGGACGGTTCAGCTCGAGGCCCTCGTACGGGCCGGGAGCTGACGTCTCGTCGGCGGGGTGAGGAGTCGCCTCCGTCGTCGAAACGACGGCGGTGACTTCCTGCTCCTGGATCTTGCCTTTGGATTCTGCCATCGTGGTGTTCCTCCTTCTTCGGTTCAGGTGGCGGCGAACGCCACGATGCGGAGAGCGTCGGCCAATACGACCTTCCCGTCGAGACGGGTGTAGGCGCGGAAGCCGACCTGGCCGTTGTCCGAGTGGAGCTCGTTCTGGCGCTGCATGTAGATCCCGTTGACGCGGCGGATCCAGTAGGCCCGCGAGAAGTCGCCGACGATCGCGCTCTTCGCGTTCGCGCCGACCGCTGCGAGGTTCGGGTGGGTGTAGACGGGGATGCCCGCGAACGTGTCCGGCGCGCCAGCCGCGATCGACGGGTTCCAGAGCGGCTGACCAGTCGAGTCCGGCGTACCGACCAGCTTGATCCACAGCGAGTCAGAGACGAGGATCGACATGTTCTCGCGGTACTGCGCCGGCACCGAGAACACGGCTGCCGAGAGGCCCGCCCACGCCAGCGTCGTCACATAGCCCGCCGGGAGGGCAGACACAGTGACGGCCGACGCGGCGTCGAGGATGCCGGTCGGCTGGCCGGTGCCGTTGCCGCTGATGTACGCGGCCTCTGCGAGCGCGCCGATGCGCTCACCGAACTCGGTACCGAGGAACGACGTGAGGTCGAACGCCGAGTCGGTCAGGAGCTCCTCCGACACGATGATCTTCGTGCCGGCCTTGTACGCCGACAGCGTCCCGTTGGTGATCGTCTCGTCCGAAGGCGTGTACGCGCCGGACTCTGCGATCCACGCGGCGCTGCCGTGGGTGAGGTTGAGCGGGATGTTGATCAGGTCGCCGGTGCTCGTCGTGAGCGTCCGCGCGAGCGTGCCGACGCCTCCTGGGAGGAACCGCATCGCGCGGACGATCGCGTCTGCCAGATCGGTCGGCACGAAGAACCCGCCGCCAGAAGCGGCCTTCGACAGGACGCGGTACTCCTCATGGTCGAGAGATTCCTTGCCCTGCGAGATCCACTTGTAGACGGCCTGGCGGACGTCCGGCATGTCGGCCTGCGGCACAACGGCGTTCTGGCCGCGGTACTCGTTGAGCGTCTTCGGAGCACCATCCGGCGAATAGCTGACGGCGTCCTCGGGCGCCCACCGTGCCAGCGACTCGGTGCGGTGATGCGCCTCGAGGCTCTGGTTGATCGAGAGGATGTCCTTCTCCAGCTTCTCAAACTTCTCCTTGTCCTCCGCGCGCCACTCCACCTCATGGTTCTCGGCCTTGTAGGTGTCGGCGGCGGCGGCGGTCGAGCGGAGCTCCTGAACCAGCGTCATCCGCTGCTCCTTGAGCCTCTGCTCCTCGTCACGTCTCATCGTTAGAACCTCCGTTCGAGTTCGTCTGCGTACGTCTCCCACCACGGGCGGGTGACGTCTGCCGCGACTGCGTCTGCGGGCTTCTCAGTCCACCACGCTTCGTCGTCGGCCTCGTCCGGAGATGGATCCTCGGTACCGCTCACGTTGGGCTGCGTCTCCTCGCCCCCAACGGGTTCCTGCACCGGGATCGCGACGAATCCTTGTGATCGTAACTCTACAGTAGTCGCAGAGTAGGCTGGTTCCCACGTCAACGAGACGTCGAGGAGCCTGCGAGCGTTCGCGATTGTTCTAGTCACGACGCCGTTCGACTCGCTGCGGAGGACGTCACGCCTGGGGTCGAGGGCGATGCCGTAGCTCATGCCCTGGATGTCACCAGACTCGACCATCGACCGCGCGTACTCACCGAGATGATTGTCCGGCAGCTTCGCCTCGGTGAGGAGTCCCTTGCCTTCTTCGCGGAGTCGGAGGTTGCCGCCCTTCGTCGTCGCGAGCAACATGTTCCGCTCGTGGCCGAGCAGAAACGGAACGTTCTCCTTCAGCGCTAGGGCCTTGCGGAACGCGCCGTGAGCGACCTTCTCGACGTAGCCCATGTCCTCGGTGAGGCGGTCGTCCCAGGGAGTGTCGAAGACGGCGGCGTAGCCGCGGAAGAGGCGGCCTTTGACTTCGGCGTCGACGAGGGTGGCCTGCCGCATGATCCTGGTGAAGTCGGTCACGCCGGCGCTCCTTGTTGGGGGGCCGCCGCGCCCGGTGTGGGCACGACCGGCTGGGCAGGCACGGACGCGGGCGCGGCGGCTACCTTGTCGCCACCTGGAAGCGGCGGCATGTTCTCGAGGCCGCGGATCTCGTTCGGCGTGATCGCGTTCATCCCCGACAACGCCGTGTAGAAGGAGGCTCGAGCGGCCGAGTCGCCGCGGAGCAGGCCCTCAATCGCGAACTCTGGGTACCAGCTCGGGAACGGGAAGATGCCGCGATCAGAGCCGATCCACTTCTGCATGTTGACGACGACGGGCGTGATCGCCTGCGTCGCGAACTGGATCCGGTTGCCTTCCACCGTCTGGTAGGTCAGCGAGTCTCCGACCGACCCGCCGATGTACGAGGGCGGGAGGTGGAAGATGTTGGCGATCGTCGTCTTTGAAAGCTGCTGCGACGCGACAAACTCCATATCGGCCAGCGGGGCTGTAAGCGGAGAGAACGTCGCTCCCTCTTCCAATACAGCGACAGAGTGTCTTCCACTGGTGCCCCGTACACCACGATCTCCACCGCCATATATCGCCCGCCAGGATTCTCGCAGCTTGAGGGTGTCCTTGATCTGACCAGGATGGTTGATAACCCCCGACAGAAACGGCTTTTGTCCATAGACCTCTCCTTCGAATCGTTCCCGCGCCTTCGCGAGCCCGAGCTGCTGGCGGGCCTGCGTGATCGGGCTCATGCCACAAATCCCGTCGCACGAAAACCCGAACATGTGAAGCACCCTGTCCTCGTCGAGCGTCCGGTACGACATGCCGTACTCGTCGTCGTAGACCTTGTACCGCTTCTGCCGCAGGTTCGCGTTGTACTGAACTTCGACCTTCGACGGGTGGATGATCCAGAGCTCGCTGACGAGGCCGTTCTGGTCGCGCATCTTCTCCACGAACGCGTTCCCCCACAACAGCAGGTGGCCGGCGATGGTCGACCAGAAGCGGTGCGCCGGCTGGATCGGATTCGGCGCCTGGCCGAGCATCGAAGCCGCGCGATGGTCTGGCGTCTCGACGGGGTCGCCGTCCTGCCGGCGATAGACGCGGAGCGGCAGTGTGGCGATCGTCTCGGTGATCGTCGTGACGGCGCAGTAGACGTCGGTGATCGCGAGACTGTTGGTGACGCTGACGCGTTCACCGGAGACGACGGCTTCGCCACCAAGAGCGGCGATGAGATCCTGGTTGGGCTCGCTGAGTGAGGAGGCTGCGCGAGACTCCCGCTTCCAGGGCCAGTTCATGGAGTGCAAGTATGCCACACGGCGCTGACGGACAGCCTACGGCTGGCAAGACCACGCCCACCAATGGAACCCCGCGCCGCGGAAGATCTCGTGCGCCGCGACGACCTGTTCGTAGCCGTGGCCAGCCGACGTGTCGAGGCCGTACCGCAGGAAGTAGGCTCGCCACGAAGCCGACAACTGGGGCACGCCGACGTACTGTCCGTTCTGAGCGTACGGGTCGAACCGGCTCTCACACCAGAAGACGTGCAAGGCTTCGGCGTGGCGCTTCGGGAAGATGGCGCGGGTGTAGACCACGATGCGGTGTTGCTGCTTCGTGAGGGCCACCGCCGGTGAGGGCGAAGATAGTGCGGCGACTAGTGCGAGCCCGATCGCGAGTCTCCGGATGCGCCGGAGGCTAGCAGATGAAATGGGAGTCGCGCCGGAAAGGACTCGAAACAGCCACTCCCTCTCGGGGCACCACCCCCGAGCATCCCCAACGTATCAGATCGCAATGACGCCACGCTCGTCGTAGACCGACGTCAGGTTCGCGGACGCCTGCCACACCGCCAACGTCGCCGCCACCAACGAGGAGATGTCGGCGCTCGAGTTCTTCCGACTCCAAGCCCACGCATCACCCAGCGGACGAGTCGCAGCGTTCTTCACCGCCGTCGCCAACTCGTCCGTCCCCAAATGCCGCACGGACCCTTCGGTCACGAGATCGTGGAAATGGCCGCACGCCGCCGCGTAATCCCGCGCCCCCACCTTCTCCAACTGGACGCCCAAGTTCTCGAGCGGCCTCACCAGCGACGCCGCCGGCGAGCCGGGGTCGTAGCTCACCGAGTGGACCCCGCGCTTCCCCATGATGTCCACAATCTTGTCCGCAGCCCAACTCGTCCCCCGCCGATACTCAGCCACCTCGAAATGCAAGAGGCCATCCGGCCGCAACCCCGCAGCGACGATCGACACCCTGTCCCGCGCCGGCGGCACGTCGAACGCCAAGCAGACCGGATCCACCATGAACGAGTGGTTGTCGACGAGCTCGCGCCACCGATCCCAATCGATCGTCTCATCGGCGTCCTCGTCGCTCGGCCAGTCGCCGACGCCGAGCCGTTCGACGGCGAAGGTGCGGTTGTCGAGCGCGCGGCGTTCCGTCCGAATGAACTCCTTGTTGATCCGAATCCCAATCGCAGGATTCGCCGCCACCCACGCAGCCTCATCATCAAGGTACTCCGAGACGGTGTCGATCTCATACGGCGCCGACCACTCGAAATACGCGACGCCCACCTCTTGCGCGATCCCACGCCGCCGAATCCGCGCGAACACCGTCCCATGGTCATGCACCATCTGGTCGACCGCCGAGCCGGTGTACCACACCTGCGGATTCGGCCTCGCGCTGAGCGTCGGCATCAATGCGCCCATCGTCATCTCCGGCAAAAACATCGCCTCATCCAGCAGCAGACAATCCGCCGTGAAGCCTCGGCCGCCGCCCTTCGTCCGCGTCCTGAACCGGATCCGCTGACCATTCCGGAAGATGATCCCCTCCCGGCCATTCGTCCTCACCACACGCTTCACCTGCGCGTCCAGGTCGTGACGATCCTCGATGATGAACAAGAGCCGCTCCATCGCCTCAAGGCTCGTGTCGACAAGATGCGCCGAATGGATGATGAGCCGTTCACCGAACACGAAAATGCCGGCCAGCTCACGCTCCTCCAGGATGCCGCCCTTCCCGTTCTGCCGAGCGACATCAACCCCAGCCTCCATCGCCGCCCACTTCCCACCCGGCCCCGTCAAGCACGACCCGACGAAGGCGTGCTCCTGCCAATCGTCGAGCCGGATGCCCGCCTTCCGCCCAAACTTGACGGCCTCCCTCGCCAGCTTGTCGCTACCGGCCGGGACACACTCAATCCGCGGCTTCACCACGGAAAACTCTTCACCCGACGCCGCGTCGTCGAACGATTACACCTACGATGCTCCGGCCCCTGATAGCGGGACTTGTCACCGTCCACATGCCCGAGATCCCACGGTTCACCCGGAAGAATCGGCCGGAAGCACCGCGCACACTCCACCGGCCCAACCGCCAGGCGCCTAGCCCAAGCTCTGCGTAGCTTTCGGTGCGCCTCGCCGTACCCTCGAGCGGTTGACGACTCACCACGAGCCACTGTTGCCACTCTGGGCGACCCGGGGGGGTATTTGCCGAC